ATGGCACTATCAAAGATAACAGCAGCAAGTATTACAGATAATACTATAACTAATACTCAGATTAATTCTAGTGCAGCAATAGCTAAGACTAAACTAGCAGCATTAGATATTGTGAACGCAGATATCAATGCTAGTGCAGCAATAGTTTTTTCTAAATTGTCTGGAGTTACCAATGGAATAACTGAAGCTGATGAGTTTAGATTTAACACTAATCCTAATAATATAACTGGTACATTAAATAGTTGGGAAAGAAATGATAATAGCTTTGAACTAATTGGAAGTGGAATGACAAATTCCTCTGGTGTATTTTCTTTTCCAAGCACTGGTAAATATCTAATAAATTTTCATCTGTATGTTTATTCAAATTCCTTTACGAGAGTAAATGATATGTATGCTCAAGTTACAAATGATAATTCAAATTATTATACAAATATGTATCATTCTTTTCCTATACCTTGGGCATCAAGTTATATGCACACTGGTGGCTCTACAAGTGCAGTATTTGATGTTACAAACACAACAAACTGTAAAATTAAATTTTTAGTAAACTTTGAAAGTCCAGCTAATGTTTGGATACAAGGTAGCACAACTGCAAATAATTCGTATGTACAATTTTTTAAATTAGCTGAAACTTAAAATTATAAGATTAAAAATGTTATAAATAGAGTATAATAATAAAAAACTCTAGGTTACAATATGGCTGCTCCAAGTTCCAAAACAACATTAATAGATTATTGTAAAAGAAGATTAGGTGAACCTGTTATCGAAGTCAATATAGATGAAGAACAGGCAGAAGATCGTGTTGATGAAGCTCTAGAATATTATCAAGAATTTCACTCTGATGCTACAGTAAAAGGTTACATGAAACATCAGATAACTGGTACTGATGTAACTAATGAATATATCTCTGTTTCTACTGATATTATTCAAGTCTCAAAAATGTTTGCTTTAAGCAGTTCATTTAATACATCTAGAAATTTTTTTGATATCAAATATCAAATGATGTTAAATGATTTAGCAGATTTTGCCACATTCACGGGTGATCTTGCGTATTACGAACAGATCCAACAATACTTAGCTTTATTAGATATGAATTTAAATGGTGCGCCAATTGTTAACTTTTCTAGAAGACAAAATAGATTATATATTCATGGAGATTTTGCTGATAAAGATATTCAAGCTGGAGATTATATTGTAGCTGAGGTATATAGTATTATCAGCCCAACTACTCATACTAGTGTTTTTAATGATATGTGGTTAAAAGAATATACTACAGCATTAATTAAACAACAATGGGGATCTAACTTAATAAAATTTGATGGAATGCAATTACCAGGAGGAGTGCAATTAAATGGTCGACAATTATATGATGATGCTACTAATGAAATTGTAGCTTTACGAGAAAGAATTAGAGTTGAACACGAATTGCCACCAGATTTTTTTGTGGGATAATGTATGGCCACAAATTATTATTTTCAACAAGGGGTAAAATCAGAACAAGATTTATATGAATCTATAGTTATAGAATCTATAAAGATGTATGGCCAAGATGTTTATTATCTTCCGAGAGACATTGTAAATTTAGATGATGTATTTAAAGACGATGCTGCATCACGATTTAATTCTTCACATAAAATAGAAATGTACATAGAAAACGTCGACGGGTTTGACGGTGAGGGAGACATCTTTACAAAATTTGGAGTAGAAATTAGAGATCAAGCTACTTTTGTAGTAGCAAGAAAAAGATGGTCAGCTCAAGTAAAACACTATGACAGTGAAATTACAGCAATAAGACCTTTAGAAGGCGATCTTATATATTTACCTTTCGCTAAAAAAATATTTCAAATTCAAAGAGTTGAACATGAATCTCCTTTTTATCAATTAAAAAATGTTCCAGTATATAGATTATTTTGTGAGTTATTTGAATACACCGGTGAAGATATTGATACTAACATTGTGTCTATTGATAATGTAGAAAAAACCGGATATGAAGTAGCTCTTACATTACAGGATTCTAGTGCAACAGGATTTATTGTAGGAAATGATATAAGGCAACAATTTTCAGATAGTGCATTAGGAACTGTTAGTTTAACTGGAGAAATAACTGAATACAATGACTCTACTAACATAGTAAAAGTTACTCATTTAAGTGCTACTGATGGTAAATTTCATATGTTTACAACTGGAAATATTACATCTTTAGATTCAACCGGTATTGAATTAAATAGATTTACTAGAACTATAACAGCAGTTAATGAAGAACTTGCTCAAGCATTAAATCAAAATAGTGACTTTGACACTGTAAGTACAACCTTTTTAGACTTCTCCGAAGAAAATCCTTTCGGCGATCCATCGGATATGTAATATGTTTGGAAACCATTTTTATCATAAAAAAGTAAGAAAATGTGTAGCTATGTTTGGCTCACTTTTTAATAACTTATATGTAATTAGATTAAATTCATCTGGAGCTTCAACTAGCCAAATTAAAGTACCATTATCTTATGGACCAAAAAATAAATTTATCGAAAGAATTAATGAACAGCCAGATTTAACCACTGGAAGTAAAGTAGCGATAAAATTGCCAAGAATGTCATTTGAGATTACAAACTTTTCATATGATGCTAATAGACAATTACAAAAAATAGCTAATTTTAATAGAGCTACTTCAATAGGAGATGTCAATTCTAGACAAAAGTTTTTTGTTCCAGTGCCATATGATATTGGATTTCAGTTAAGTATATATGCAAAAAACCAAGATGATGGGTTACAAGTTGTAGAACAAATTTTACCTTTCTTTAATCCTCAATATAGTTTAACAATGAAACCATTTCCAACCGACTTTCCTGACATTAAAGAAGACATACAAATTATATTAGAAGGCTTAAACTTAGCTGATGACTATGAAGGATCTTTAGAGCAAAGAAGAACAATAATTTACACTATGTCTTTTCAAATGAAAGTGAATTTTTATGGACCAACACAACGATCAGATATAATTAGAAAAGCTATTTCAAATGTGTATAATCAAGGAGCCGGTGTACTTGATTCTGATGTTTCAATTGAAACTATAACAATTACTCCAAATCCAAGTAATGTTAGTCCGGATAGCGATTTTGGATTTAATGAATCAATAGTAATTAATTTTGACAGTGCGAGTTAATAATGAGTAAAAAAAATATTAAAGATGATTATGAATATTCTCGAGAAACTTACTACGATCTTTTAGAAAAAGGCAAACATAGCTTAGAGTTGATGATAGAAGTTGCTAGAGAATCCGAACATCCTAGAGCCTTTGAAGTTCTTTCTGGCATGATGAAAAATATGGCAGATATTAATGATAAATTAATGGACTTAAATAAGAAAGAAAAAGAAATAAGTAATACAGATGAGCAAAAACAAGTTAATGGTACAACAAATAATAACGTTTTCTTAGGCTCAACTTCTGATTTACAACGACTTTTAGGCAATAAGGATTTTGTTAATGTTACACCAAAAAGAAACGTATCTAACTAATAGTAATGTAAAAAGAGACGGAGTAGTACAAAACTGGAAAGCTGAAGATGTTAAGACTTATCATCGATGCATGAAAGACCCTGTATATTTTACTCAAAATTTTATTAAAATAATTTCTTTGGATACCGGTTTAATTAATTTTGAACTTTATAAGTATCAAAAGAAAATGTTTAAACAGTTTACAAAAAACAGATTTAATATTGTTTTAGCTTGTAGACAATCAGGAAAATCTATCTCAGTATGTGCATATCTTCTGTGGTATGCATTATTTAATCCAGAAAAAACCATTGCAATCTTAGCTAATAAAGGAGCTACTGCGCGAGAAATGTTATCAAGAATAACATTAATGTTAGAAAATATTCCTTTTTATCTACAGCCTGGAGCCAAAGCCTTGAATAAAGGATCTATAGAGTTTAGTAACAATTCTCGTATTATTGCTGCAGCAACTTCTGGGTCATCTATTCGTGGTCTTTCAGTCAATTTGTTATATCTTGATGAGTTTGCTTTTGTTGAGAGAGCTTCAGAATTCTATACTTCAACATATCCTGTTGTCACAGCTGGAAAAAATACTAAAGTCATAGTAACATCTACAGCCAATGGAATAGGAAATACATATCATAAATTATGGGAAGGGGCAGTGCAAAATGTCAACGTATTTAAACCTTTTAGAGTAGATTGGTGGGATGTTCCAGGAAGAACTGCTAAATGGAAAGAAGAAACCATTTTAAATACATCACAATTACAATTTGATCAAGAATTTGGTAATACATTCTTTGGAACAGGCGATACCTTAATAAACACTGAAACTCTATTAGCATTAAAAGCAGCCACACCTATTGAAAGAATGGAAAGCACAGCCTTAAGTATTTACAAAAAACCTGTCCCTAAACATAATTACGTCATGACAGTAGATGTTGCAAAAGGAAGAGGACAGGACTATTCAACTTTTACTTTGATCGATATTAGCACTAGGCCTTTTGAACAGGTTGCTGTGTATCGCAATAACACTATCTCTCCTATTCTCTTCCCTACTATTATCTATAAATATGCGAAATTGTACAATGAAGCTTATGTTATAGTTGAATCAAATGATGTAGGTCAAGTAGTATGTAATGGATTATATTATGATTTAGAATATGAACATGTTCATGTAGAATCAGCAATTAAATCTAATGCAATTGGTGTTGAAATGACTAGAAAGGTTAAAAGACTTGGCTGTTCTGCAGTAAAAGATATTTTAGAAACTAATAAACTAAATATATATGATGAACATACAATATTAGAAATTTCTACCTTTGAAGCTAGAGGGACTTCTTATGAAGCTTCAGATGGTAATCATGATGATTTAATGATGAATTTAGTAATGTTTGGATTTTTTGCGACAACAGATTTCTTTTCAGATATGACTAATATTGATATTAAACAAATGATGTTTAAGCAAAAAATGAAAGAGATAACAGATGATCTTCCACCATTCGGTCATATAGATGATGCTGAAGATTATATACAAACTTTAGAAGAACAAGAAGATAACCAAAAATGGTACATAGAATATCCGGATTTGCACCCAGATTTATGAGTTTTCATTTTTTATAAATAGATATAAGAATGACTATTCTTGTTATGTAACACTTATAATTTAGTTTTCGATAAAGGGGAAAAAAATGGCGTTATTCACTCCATCAGAATCACCTGCGGTAGTAGTAAAAGAAGTAGACCTTTCGGGTGTAGTCCCTAATGTTCAAACTTCAACAGGTGCTATAGTAGGTAACTTTCGTTGGGGCCCAGTAGAAGAAAGAAAAAAAGTTAGTAATGAAAGCGAATTGGTAAGTACTTTTTCTTCTCCTGATTCAACGAATACAATAGATTTCCACTCTGCTTCAATGTTTTTGAAATATTCAAACAGCTTAGAAGTAGTCCGTGGAGTCACAACTGCAGCTTTTAATGCTGGTGCATCTACAGTCGGTCCTTATGACTCAGACGGTAGCACTGATCCAACTAAAGCGCAGTTAATAAAAAACAAATCACAATTCGATAGTGCTGAAACTGGTATTTTAGCTCAAGGTCCTAATGGTCTTGGTGGTAAAATAGCTGTACTGGGTAAGTTTCCAGGTGCACTAGGAAATAGCTTAGCAGTCCATCTATTAGGAGCGTCAGATAGTGCAACACCATCTGCGTTTAATGGCTGGGCTTATAAAAATAATTTTGATTTAGCACCAGGAACATCTACCTATGCCGCAAAATATGGCTCATTGCATGATGAATGTCACTTTGCAGTTATAGATTCAGGCGGATTATTTACTGGTACTAAAGGAACAGTTCTTGAAGCTTATGATGCGGTTTCAGTAGCTCCAGATGCAGTCAAAGATGACGGAAGTACAAATTTTGTAAGGAAAGTAGTTAATGAAAATTCTAACTATGTGTACTTTTTAAATTTTGATTCTTCATTATCAGCTGCTGGTGCTGGTGTAACAAATGCTAGCGTAGCAGGCGGTAAAAATTACAAAGCAACAACAATTCCTGCAGTTAAACAATTGAAACTAACTAACGGGACAAACAGTGGCGCATTAACTAATACACAATTTGCTACTGGGTTCGATCTTTTTGAAGACAGAGATACTGTAGAAGTTGATTTCTTAATCGCTCCAGGTATGACATCTCGAACAGATCAAACTACTGTTACAAATGATTTAGTTGCGACAGCTACAAGCTTAAGAAAAGATTGTGTTGTAGTTTCATCACCATCAAGAGATGATGTTGTAAATAGAACAACCGGTCAAACTGATGCTATTGTAGCAGGTGCTAATAATTTTACTGCTTCATCATACTTAATAGTGGATAATAACTATCTTAAAGTATATGATAAATTTAACGACCAATTTATTAAAATTCCTGCAGCCTCTTCTACAGCCGGTCTTATGGCTCTATCAGATGCTAATGCTGCTCCATGGTTTTCACCAGCTGGAAATCGTAGAGGACAGTTACTAGGAATTACAGATTTAGTTTGGTCACCAACAAAATCTCAAAGAGATACACTCTATAGAAATTATGTTAATCCTATAGCAAACATTCCTGGTCAAGGAACAATGTTATATGGAGATAAGACTCACTTATTGAAGAACTCTGCTTTTGACAGAATTAACGTAAGACGATTATTCCTTTCAATAGAAAGAGCGATCGCGGCAGCTGCTCAAAACGCAATGTTTGAATTTAATGATGAGTTCACAAGAGCTGAATTTGTAAATATAGTTGAACCATTCCTTAGAGAAATCAAAGGAAGAAGAGGTATTACAGACTTTAAATTAGTTTGTGATTCAACTAATAACTCAGCCGCTGTGATTGATAGAAATGAGTTTATTGCAAATGTATTTGTAAAACCTGCTCGCTCTATTAACTTTGTAACATTAAATTTTGTCGGAGTTAGAACCGGCGTCGATTTCACTGAAATCGTCGGCACAGTTTAGGAAAGGAGAGTAAAAAATGGCAATTCTAGGAGTTGACGATTTTAAAGCCAAAATCAGAGGTGGAGGCGCTCGTCCTAATCTATTCAAAGCAACAATAAACTTTCCAGGTTATGCAGATGGTGATGTTGAATTATCATCATTCTTATGCAAGTCTGCTTTGTTACCTGAGTCTACTATCGGAACAATATTAGTTCCATTTAGAGGTAGAAACTTAAAGGTAGCTGGAGACAGAACATTTGCACCTTGGACTGTTACAATAATAAATGATACTACAATGGACACAAGAAATGCTCTTGAAAGATGGATGAATGGTATTAATGCTCATACAGCTAATACAGGATTAACAAACCCTGTAGATTACCAAGCAGACCTTGTAGTAGAACAACTTGATAAAGATGGTGCCACAACCAAAACTTACAATTTCAGAGGCGCATTTCCTACAACTGTAGGATCAATAGCAGTTAGCTATGATAATGCAGACGCAATTGAAGAATTTGACTGTGAGTTTGTTGTACAGTATTGGGAATCTAATACTACATCTTAATATACATATTAATAGGGAGAGCTTAATGCTCTCCCACTATAAGGATTAAATATGGCTGATAATGGCGGAATAAAATTATTTGGCTTTGAACTTAAAAGAGTTAAAGACGAGAAAAATAAAAAATTATTATCTGTAGTACCAAAAGTAGATGATGATGGCGCAGGCTATGTCACAGCAGCTGGATCTCACTACGGTCAATTTCTTAATATTGAAGGAGATGACTCTAAAGATAATACACAACTTATTATGAAATATAGAGGTGTAGCATATCAGCCTGAAGTTGATATGGCTGTAGAAGATATCATTAATGAAGCAATTAGCGGAAGTGAAATAAAAGCTTCAGTTAGTTTAGTATTAGATAACTTACCAGGTGTAAGTCAAACAATAAAAAATCAATTAAACGAAGAATTCAATAACGTGACTCAAATGCTAAATTTTGAAGAGTTGGGCCATGATATATTTAGACGATGGTACGTTGATGGTAGAATATATTATCATTTAGTGGTTGATGAATCTAATCTTAAAGCTGGGATACAAGAAGTAAGACCTATTGATGCTGCCAAGATTAGAAAAGTAAAACAAGTTAAAAAGAAAAAAGATGAACAAACTGGTGCGAACTTAGTTCAAAAAACAGATGAGTATTTTATATTTCAAGAGAAAAGTGGAAGTAATTATTCTTCAGGAGTTAAAATATCAACTGATGCAATATGCTATGTAACTTCTGGATTATTAAGTGAAGATAAAAAGAAAGTTGTATCTTACTTACATAAAGCTCTTAAAGCAATAAATCAATTAAGAATGATGGAAGATTCATTGGTTATATACAGATTAGCTCGAGCTCCAGAAAGAAGAATATTTTATATTGATGTAGGTAACTTGCCAAGAGGTAAAGCTGAACAATATTTAAAAGATATTATGACTAGATATCGAAATAAATTAGTATATGATGCTAAGACTGGTGAAATAAAAGATGATCGTAAACATATGTCAATGTTGGAAGATTTTTGGCTTCCACGAAGAGAAGGTGGCAGAGGTACAGAGATTACTACATTACCTGGTGGTGATAATCTTGGTCAAATAGATGATATAATTTATTTTCAGAAGAAATTATTTCAATCACTTAATGTTCCTATGAGTCGTTTAGACCAAGAACAAGTTAGTGGTATATTAGGAAGAGCTACTGAAATAAGTAGAGATGAGTTAAAATTTCAAAAATTTATTGATCGTTTAAGAAAAAGATTTAGTAAAGTATTTTTAGAAATTTTAGAAAAACAATGTATTCTTAAAGGTATTACTACACCAGAGGATTGGAAATCTTGGAAAAATAAAATCATAGTCGACTATGTAAGAGATAATCACTTCACAGAACTTCGTGATGCTGAAATGTTAAGAGAAAGAATTCAAACTCTTGAAACTATGAAAAACGCTGAACTTATAGGTACTTACTTTTCTAAAGATTGGGTTATGAAAAATGTTTTAAGAATGTCTGATGAAGATGTTGTAGAAATGGATAAACAAATAAAAGGAGAAGCTGAAAGCGGAGAAACAGAAGAACCTGATGATAATCAACAAGAAGACTATTATGAAGAAGTTCCAGAAATAATAGAAGAAGTTAGTCCTTTAGATGAAGAAGGTAAAATTTTAGATAATAAAGTTAAAGAAAAAGAATTGCAGGTTTTAGAGAACGTTGCTCAAGCATTGGCAAATTAAATTATGTCAAAAGTAATTAATGAAGCTCTTATAGCTTTATCTCTTAAAAAGTTAAAAGAAGAGATAGAATATCTTAAGAAATCTCCAAAAAGAGGAAAGAGAGGTATACCTGGACTTGACGGTTTGCAGGGTGACCAAGGTCCTGTAGGTGAACGTGGTCCAATTGGAGAACAAGGGCCGATAGGTTTACAAGGATTACAAGGAGATATAGGTGAAAAAGGAGACAAAGGACAAGAAGGTGAACCGGGCAAAATCGGTGAAACCGGTCAGCAAGGCCTTAAAGGCGAAACTGGCGAAAGAGGTGAAAAAGGCGATCAAGGCAGTAGAGGACAAATAGGAGAACAAGGTGAACAAGGTATACAGGGAGAGATTGGTCCACGAGGTGCACAAGGTCCAATTGGTCAAAAGGGAGACAAGGGCGAAAGAGGAGAATCAGGTCCACAGGGCCCTCAAGGATTACAAGGAGAAAGTGGATCTGCAGGCTTACAAGGTCCAAAAGGAAAAGATGGAATCGATGGTAAACAAGGAAAAACTGGAGATCGTGGACCTCAAGGCTTAAAAGGTGATAAAGGTGATCGTGGTGAGAAAGGTGATTCTGGAGAAAAAGGAGATCCAGGCAAATCACTTGAAGTAAATGATATAAAACCTTTATTAGAACCTGCTCTTAAAAAATATGATGATCAACATAAAGCTCATGTACAAAATATTCAAAAAGCTCTTTCACTAGGTGGAGGAGGTTTAGGTGAGCAAGATGTACTAAGGTTAATTAGTGAAAATGGTGGAAGTGGAGGAGGTAGTGTAGATTTATCTGCTGTAGCTCAACATATCATTCCTTCACAAGATGAAGTATACGATCTTGGAACAGCGACAAAAAAATGGAGAGATTTATATCTTTCAGGATCTTCTTTAAATTTAGGATCTGCAAAAATCAGTGTAGGAACCGCAGGAGGACTACAACTAAGAGATGCTCAAGGAACTACTCCAAGTTTAACAACATCAAATACAACTACAATACCAGGATCTACTAATTTTGATTTAAGAAATACAGAAGGTGATGCAAACAATAGAGCTAGAGAAGATGATGGATCTAATGCTCTTGGGAGTAAAGATGTAGATGAATTTGGATCAAGTTTAAGAACAATATATGATTGTTTAGAACCGTTTGGACAGTTCAAAGTGTTAGATTATGGTGCTGGAGAAACACATGTCGGAGCTTAATATGGCTTCTATTTATTATATAAATATACTAAATATAGGAAATTTGAGGTAAAGAATGCCTACAACATTACAATTTAGAAGAGGTACCAACGCACAGAATAATTCTTTTACTGGTGCCGCCGGTGAAATAACATTTGATACCACTAACAAAACATTACGAGTACATGACGCCTCTACAGCAGGTGGAACAAGATTAGCGACTAAAGCAGAACTAGATGCTTTGAATGCAGCTTCATTTGTTGCCGGAGAAGGTATTGATATATCTGGAACTACAATATCTGGAGAAGATGCTACTTCATCAAATAAAGGTATAGCTTCATTTGACGGTTCTGATTTTAGCGTTTCATCAGGAGCTGTTACAATTAAAAATGGTGGTGTTAGTAGTGCACAATTAGCAGGTTCGATAGCAAATGCTAAATTAGCAAATTCTACTGTAAGTTATGGTGGAGTATCTTTAGCATTAGGAGCAACTGATGCAACTCCAGCCTTTGACTTATCCGATGCCACTAATTATCCTACAAGTTCATTATCTGGTACAATTACAAATGCTCAATTGGCTGGTTCAATAGCCAATGGTAAATTAGCAAATTCATCTTTTACAATAACTGACGGTAGTAATACACAATCAGTTGCACTTGGAGATACATTAACATTCACTGCTGGTGAGGGAATAGATGCAGTTGTTTCATCAACTGATACTCTTACTATTTCAGCAGAAGATGCTACAACATCTAATAAAGGTGTAGCTAGTTTCAATACAAATCATTTTACAGTTTCATCTGGTGCCGTATCAATAAAAACATTAAATCAAAGTACATCAGGTAATGCAGCTACAGCCACGGCTTTAGCCAATGCAAGAACTATTCATGGAGTATCCTTTGATGGAACTGGAAACATTGATTTAACTGAAGTAGTTCAAGATACTGTAGGAGCAATGTTCAGCAGTAATACTGAAACTGGTGTTACTGCCACATACCAAGATGCAGATGGAACTATTGACTTAGTAGTAGGTACTCTAAATCAAAGTACATCAGGAAATGCGGCAACAGCTACAGCCTTAGAAAATGCTAGGACAATAGCAGGTGTATCATTTGATGGAACTGGAAATATTGCAATACCTATAGAAAACTTATCAAACGTAAGTAGTACATCTCCATCTACAAACCAGATATTAAAATGGTCCGGTTCAGAATGGGCTCCGGCCGCAGATGCTGGTGGAACAGTAACTGAAGCTTTTAAAACGATTTCTGTAGCAGGACAAGATGATGTTGTAGCCGATGGAGCTACAGATACACTAACATTTGCTGCTGGTAGTAATATGACTATCACTACAAATGCTTCTGGAGATACGATTACATTTACAGCTGCTGGAGGTGGAGGTGGTGGAGATATTACTTCTGTTGTAGCAGGTAAAGGTTTACTTGATGGTGGTGCTAGTGGAGATGTTACATTAAATATAGATTCTGAAAATATACAAGATCTTGTAGGAGCTATGTTTAGTAGCAATACTGAAACAGGAATTACTGCTACTTATCAAGATGCAGATGGAACTATCGATTTAGTAGTTGGTACATTAAACCAAAGTACTAGTGGTAATGCAGCTACGGCCACAGCACTAGAAACTGCAAGAAATATTGCAGGTGTATCATTCGATGGCACAGGTAATATTAGTTTAACTACTCAAAATATATCAGAACATTCTTCAAATTTATATTTTACAACTGCTCGAGCAAAATCAGCTGCAGTTGCAGATGCAATTAATAATGGAACCACAGATGTTGCTCCTTCACAGAATTCCGTATTTGATGCTTTAGCTTTAAAATTAAATTTAGCAGGTGGTACACTATCTGATAAATTAACATTAGATGGTGATCCTACAAATAATTTACATGCAGCAACAAAACAATATGTTGATGGAGTTGCTAGTGGTTTAGATGTTAAAAAATCAGTAAGAGTAGCAACAACAGGAAACGGTACATTATCTTCTGCATATGCTAATGGTCAAACTGTAGATGGAGTTTCATTATCTACTAATGATAGAATACTTATTAAGGATCAAAGTACAGGATCTGAAAATGGTATCTATACTGTTAACAGTTCAGGTGCACCAACAAGAGCTACAGACTTCGATGCTAATTCTGAAGTTACAGGTGGAGCATTTACTTTTGTAGAAGAAGGAACTGCAAATGCCAATCTTGGGTTTGTTTTAACAAATACCGGATCAATAACATTAGGTTCTACATCTCTATCATTTAGTCAATTCTCAGGTGCAGGTCAAATAACCGCAGGTACAGGTTTAACCAAGACAGGCAATACTATAAATGCTGATGATGCAACATCATCTAATAAGGGTATAGCAAGTTTCAGCTCAGATCACTTTACGGTTACATCAGGTGCAGTTACAATTAAAACTGACGGAATAGATGATACACATATTGATTTTGGTACTGGTACAAACCAAGTTAGCACCGCTGATATTCCAGAACAAACTAATTTATATTATACTGATGCACGTTCAAGAGCGGCTGTATCAGGAAATAAAGGTTTATCCTATAATTCTAGTACAGGTGAATTTAACGTAGATTCCGATAATGTTATGACTCGCCATACAGATAGAACACTTAGACTTCAAGATGATTCATCAATTACCTTCGGAGTAACTGGCGGAAATCTTAGAAGTTTTATAAAATATGCTAGTAGTGTAGAAGGTGGATCATTACAAATTAAACATACAGATTCTTCACAGATTTTAATAAATGCTGATATGAGACTAAAAGGTCGAAAAGTATTTTTACAAAACTTAGGTGATAATATTAATAGACTTATGACTGATGATTCTGGGGCTACAATATTCGGAAATTTAACCGTTCCTATAGTTAAAAATTTAGATCATATTAGTGCAAGTTCAAGTCAATCTGTAGTTACAATAGCGGTAACAGTTGCAAGTAAAACTACAGCTCACCGTTATCACAGTACAGGATCAAGTTCTGGTTATGTAATGAATGGTGTAGAAGGTCCATTACTTACTTTAACTCCAGGACGTACATATAAATTTGATCAATCAGATGGAACTAATAGTGGTCATCCTTTACGTTTCTATTATGAAGCAGCTAAAACTACAGCTTTTACAACTAATGTAACTACTAATGGTACACCAGGAAATTCTGGAGCGTATACTCAAATAGTAGTAGGTGATGCTACACCATCTATGTTACATTATCAATGTTCAGCTCATGCCCACATGGGTAATGCAGCAAGAATTGGAACAAGAAATCTTACAGGATTTACTACAGCAGATTTAACAGAAAATACAAATTTATATTATACAGATGCAAGAGCTCAAGCAGTTTCAATTAATAATGTTTCAGAAGATACTACACCTCAACTAGGTGGAGCATTAGATGTTAACGGAGCTAAGATTGTATCTACTTCAAATGGTAACATTGATATTGAACCTCATGGAACTGGAGATGTATTACTAGGTAATTTTGTATTTGATGCAGATCAAACTGTAGGAGGAAGTCAAGACAACTATGTAATGACTTACGATAATTCTACAGGAAAGATTAGTTTAGAAGCTGCCTCAGGTGGAGGTGGTGGTTCTGCAATAACAGTTCAAGATGAAGGAAGTTCATTATCAACTGCTGCTACAACATTTAACTTTGTAGGAAATGGAGTGGTAGCATCAGGGACCGGTGCAACTAAAACGATTACGATAGCAGGTGGTGGAAGTGGAGTTACGGTACAAGAAGAAGGTTCATCTCTTTCAACATCTGGTACTACATTAAACTTTGTAGGTGCTGGAGTTACAGCCTCTGGATCAGGTGCAACAAAGACAGTCACAATACCCGGTGGTGGTACAATTGATTCTGCTGGAGTAAATGTACTAATAGGAAATGCTACCGGAAGCCTTACTGGGATCGATCATTTTGATTTTGAAGCCGATTCTGCTCAAACAACATTCGGTGGAACAGATATAGATGGAAACGTATTGGCTTATACACCTGGAAGTATTCAGGTATTTTTAAATGGTATCTTATTAACAGATTCAAACGATTATGTAGCTACAAATGGTACTCAAATCGTATTAAACTCAGGTGCTGATAGTGCTGACATTATTAATATATCATCATTCAATAAGATCGGTCAAGGTGTTAAACACTTTAGATATAGTGCTGATTCAGCTCAAACTGTTTTCTCTGGATCGGACGTTAAAGGAAAAACTCTTTCTTATAATGCTTCAAGCATCGAAGTATTTCTAAATGGTATCTTACTTGTAGATAGTGATGACTATACCGCAACAAATGGAACTTCAGTAGTACTAACATCTGGAGCAGATTCAGATGATGTGATACAAATTAGTGATTATAAAGGTGCAGATACTGTTAACTTGGCCACGATATCACCTTTCGTTGATTCAGCCTATGTTCAGGCAAGAGTCGCTGGAGGCACTGATTGGCAAGCAGTTAAAACCGCTGATTATACAGCAGTTGCCGGACAAGGTGTATTTGTAAATAGTACAAGTGGAGCTAAGGCTATTACTTTACCTGCAAGTCCTACATTAGGAGATGAGGTAAGAATCATCGATGCTTATGGAACTGCAGCTACAAACAATATTACAATACAGAGAAACAACAGTAAGATTATGGGTTCAGATTCAAATTTCGTAATGGATATTAACAGAGCAGCTCTTGGTTTAGTATTTGTAGATGCGAATCAAGGTTGGGTAATGATAGAGAGATAATATGAAGTTATCATCAATTAAAAAAACAGTAGCAGATGGAGCCGGGATAACTGGCCAGACATTGATATATGATTCGGCTGTAAGTACAGGAAGTAATACTTTTCTTCCAGTAGGACTCTATGGTGATAGTATAGAAGGAACATACGCCTTTACTACAAATCAAGATAAACTATATCTTCATACTGGACAAGGTTGGTTTAATGTTGCTATAGTCAATACAAATCCAACATTTACTACTAGCCCAGCAGGTTCTTATGATTTAGCAATTGATGCAACAGCTTACAAAAATGGTACTGCTACAACAATTACATTAGCAGCAACTGATCCAGAAGGAATGGATATAACTTGGGGATATTCGGCTAACACTGCAATGAATAATATTGCTCATATATCAAATGACTCTTCAGTGTATACTATAGAACCTAAGACAGCAGATTCTGCAGGATCAAATACTCCAGCCGCTGGTACATTGACATTCACTGCAAGCGATGGTATCAACATTGCTTCTGCAGCTTCTACATTTACATTGACATTCGATACTACTGTAGCAAATTCAGAAGGAACAACGTTGTTGTTAAGAGGCGTAGGAGATAGTACAACATTGAATGCTAATGTTGATGATGTATCTGATACTAACAATAGTGTCACAGTTAATGGAAATCCATATATAGGACATTTTAGTCCATACAATTCTGCAGGATATAGTCTTTATGTTAATGCTTCTAATGATTATGTTCGAACAACAAATAATGGTAATGCTTCAAATTTAG